CCACATCAATTCCACCACGCTGTAGCCCTTCATTACCGCGTCCAGCAGCGACTTGGTGAGCTTGTCGAACCTCAGGTGAGCGAGCGTGGCCTTCACCAGGTCGGCGGCAGCGATGTCCTGCGCATCCTGACTCGCCGGAGTCACATGCCATTCTCTTGCGGTGACCGCACGCTTGCGCTTCGAGACCACAGCCAGCACATGTGCGTCGCGCTCCAACTCAGCGTAGATCTTGAGACCCTTGCTTCGCCCGCGCGTGCGCAGCACATCATCGCCGTTGATGAGTACCGTCGGTCTGCCGCCGTAGAACAGAAACTCATGTATGGATCGCTCGATGCCGGCGATCTCTCGACCGAGTACCTCCTTGCTCGCTTGTGGCTCAGTGCTCATGTATCACCCATGAAGTCGGCAATCGCGTAGCTTTCCCGCATCCGGCCGCTGGTACGAACACCGCTGATGTCCACCACTTCACGCCTGCTCGCATAGTGCAGCATCAACCCGGAGATCGCTGAATCCCCGTGACGTGTGAGCTTCTGCCCGTCACCCTTCTGTGTCTTGACCGAGGGCAGCTTGGGCACGCCCCTGACCGTGCGAATCGCTCGGTAGTCATCGCGCACCTGGCTGTCCTGCGGTAGATCCCGGAATGACCCATCCTCGAACGCTTTCTTGAATGGCGGAAAGTTCAGCAGGTAGAAAGACTCCGATAGCTTTACTTGGTCGATGCGCTGATGACCATACTTGTCGGCCGTCTTCTCGGCCAGGCTGGCTCCGTTGCCGCTCGCATCCATCGCTCCAGATCGAAACCTTGGCACGCGATCGAGGATGTACCACAGGATCTGCTCTTGCTGAGTGAACGGGCAGTTCGACAGCTCGACTGCAAGCTTGACACGGATGTTGAGGTCGCTGCCTTCCTCACCAATGTTGATCGAGGTGAGGTCTGAGACGCGCCCAAAGTCCTGCCCCATGTAGTGGCTGTTACCCGAGTCTAGCAACGAGAGCACGGGTGCAAGCTCTTGCTCGCACCACTGCTCGATGTGCGCGCGCCGCTCAGGCTCCGGCAGCAGCGCAAATTCGTCCGGCCACCTACCGCGCACCAGCGGTGTGGATTCGGACATCCGAGACTCGATCAGCGCGCTGGTGAGATAAACGCCGCTCGACTTGCTGGGGATGCAGTCGAGTTCCTCGGCAGAGCCCTCGGCGTAGTAGGCATAGATACCCTTTACCCATTCCGCCTCTGCTGCCGCAGAGTACGGCTTGCGCGTACGTATGCAGACGCGCTGGTAAAGCCCATCTGCAACGGCTTCCTGGAAGGTCACACGGTGAACTGAGCCACGCCGATTGCCGGAGCGAACGTCTTGCACCAGTTCATTGAAGGCATTGTCCGCGCCGAAGTGGGTTGAGACGATGCGCACCTTGCCACCCCAAATCAGGAAGGCCATCGCAGCGTCGATCAGTTCCTTGAGGCTATCTTGGAACGCTCCTTCGTCGCCAACCAAGACGCCTTGCCGCCCACGGAGCTTACGCGGTCGCGAGGCCAGCGCCACAATCTTGTGACCGGAATGTGGAAAGCGGATTGTGAACGTACTGATGTTCGCGTTCTTATCGCCATCAGCATCTTCTTCCCAAATACCCTCCGCGATCTCCGATGCTGCCTGATTGAACACACGGCACCACATCGCGCAGGCGTCGATGTACTCCTCCGTCATCTCCTTGTCGGTGCCGATGTAGTACACGTTCTGCCCGCCAGCGGCCTTGTCGGCTGCCGCGATCAGCACGTTGTCAGACGCCTCGGCCCACGTGATGCCGGTACGCCGGCCTTTCTCCATGAGCTTGAATGGCGATGGATCCGCGATCCATCGCTGCTGATACGGCATGAGCACTGGCGGCGGAGCATCGATCAGCTGCGCCGTGGATGGCACCAGGCTGCGTTCCCCGCTCATTTCGGTATGCCCAGAATCTGGGCTCTCAGCTCATTCACGGTCGCAGCGGACATGCCGGCGCTCTTGGCAGCCTTGGCAACTTTCTCCGCCGCATCCTTCGCACGATTGCGGACCTCCGCGGCGTATTTCTTCTGCGTCACCGAGGCGCGCCCGAGTTCAGCGATGGACTTCGCGACTTTGCTGATGTCCACCGTCTGAGGATCAACCTCCAGATCCATCAGAACGGTGAACAACTTCTCCTGCACCAGGCGCATGAGCGCCTCGCTAACCGCGCCTTCATCGTCCGGCGAGTGCTCGACGACCGCGCGAGCTTGCTGCGTCACCAGCTTCAGCGAGGCCATCCGTTCTTCGAATCGCTGGCCATACGCATGCAGCGCGGATTTGTGGATCTCGTAGCCCTGATCCTGCAACCACTCGGCCAACTCGCGGTAACCACCAAACGCGGATTGGATCAGCCGCGCGTCCAGGTCAGCGCGCACCGAATCAGGCAATTGCTCAACCTTCGAGCGCGCCGGCATCTCAGTCCCACTTCGGCGGGCGTGCTATTCCCGGTTCGCACGGCACCGTGTACTCAACCACATCGATCCCGACCCGCGTGAGTTCCGCCGACCAAGTGGACGTATCCTCATCGAGGATCGTGATCAGCGAGCGATCCTGCAAGTAGTCGAGGTGCCGCCGCAGCTCCCGCGGGGACATCTTGAGTTTGATGTCCTGCAGGCAGCGAAACAGAATGGTCTCCGACACGGCGCCAGGCCGGCCGGCGTCGAGGGCTCGCAGAATTCGCCACCGTGCTTCCTCACGCTGCGCACGCTCGATGTCAACTTCACCCGCCATCGGTTTTGCTCCCGCTCTTGACGCGCTCCATCAGTTGCGCGATGTGCTGGCCGGTCAGATCGAACTTCTCCCGCAGCCAGTCCAGCTTTGCGTCGATCGTGCCACTGAACCGGATCCAATCCTCGCGGCGTACGTACTCCGTTGGCAGCTGCGCTCTGAGCATCAACTGATCTCGCTGCAACACGTCGAGCTGATGCTCGACGCGCTCCAAGTCTTGCTCCAGCTCGGACTGGCTTTCATCCCGCGACTGGAACCGCTCATCCAGCCGCAGCGTGAACTGATTGATCAGCAATCGACCGAAGCCATACACCACGCCCAGTAAGCCAACGACCAGGCCGACGACAGCGCCAGCGAGCTGTAACAGGTCGATCGAAATCGCCACTGTGGCGGTCGGCGTCATGGCGCATGCTCCTTGTGCCACTGAACCAGGCTGCTCAGCCGCCGTCGGATGGCGTCGCAGCTCTGGGAGTTGTCGACGTGGTTGCTGAGGACTTCGGATGCGCTGACGCTGACTCCAGCGGCACTGGATCCGGTGGGATCTCCAGCAGGATTGCCGGCGGAGTCGGGCAGGTCCGCAAAGAGCGCGGCGTTCCACACGCGCACAAACCCATCACCAAAAGTACACTCGCCGCCAGCCTGGTTGGGTACATACACGAACTCCTTGACCACCCGCGGCACGTCCTGCCGGATAGTTCGATAGAAGGTTTCACTGCGGCCGTTCGCCGCCATCAACTCCAGCGTCAGCCGGTCGTTCTCCAGCCTGAGATTCAGCAGCGAGGTCCGCTCCGCTGCCAAGAGCTGCAACTCTTCGTCCTGGAATTCTTTGTCGCGCGTTGCGTAGCCAGCCCGTGAGCCTGCCCAGTAGATGAGCGCACAGAGGGCAGGAATTGCGAGCACCAGGAACAGTGAGGCGGCCCATTGGGATAGCTTGGATGAAAGACCAAACCGAACCAGCAGCGCCGCGATCATTCCAGCGCATCCTCGATCTTGGGCGAACCGGGTTGTGCTGACAGATGCGCTTCGAGCTGCGGCCACTTCCAGTAGAGCAGTTTGACTGCGAGCTTGTAGACCCACGGCACCGTCAACCCCACACACAGGGCTACCCAACCGCGATAGGCGAGCGGCCAGGTGAAGTACACCGGCGCGAATCCGAGCGGTAAGGACACGATCCGGATGAACCACACATACTCATCCTGCAGATCCGCCGGGACAGGGATACGAAATTTTAGCCATTGCGTGCCGGCGATCGCCACCACCAACCCGAAGAGTAGCGACCTGGCAGCTTCGTTGGCCCAAAGCATCGCCACTCGGTCCAGGATCGTGTGCAGAAGCTCCATGCTCATTGCCCCTTGAAGATGTGCTGATCCATAGGCTTCAGGCTTCGCTGCAGCCACCATTCGGTGACATCGAACCCTGGGCAAGTCTTCAGCCACTCGTGCGGCTCAACGGTTCCGTCGCGATCGAGGTCGGGAGACAAGTCCCTGTGGCCGCACAGCCGCGCCTTCGGATGCTTCTGCAGCAGATCGATGCACTTGAGCCGCAGCGCCTGCCACTGGTTCACCGTGAAGCTGTCCGTGCCGACCACGCACACACCCAGGCTGTTGTAGTTCCGGCCTTGCACGTGAGCACCGCGCTCATCTTCATGGCGCGCCGACTCGATAGTGCCGTCGACGTCGATCACGTAGTGATAGCCGACGTGCTTGAGGTGCGGATTGAAGCGCGCCGCTGCTGCCGCATCACGCAGGAAATGCCGAGCCTGGTGCCATCCGTCGATGACCATTGCTGCGGTCTTGGCAGCGACTCCAGGGCGATCCGGGCGAGCCAGCAAGACGCCGTTCGCGGACGCCGAGCAATGGATGACAATTGTGAGGATGTGGCGGCTAGGCATTGCCGCATTCTATTGATCCCTCTCTGGAGGGGATTTTCTCTTAAGAGAAAGTATCGGGCGATTCTGGGCCGGTGTCGGCTCCGGTGGCCGGAACATGTCGGGTTGGATTCGGCCCGACTCCGAAGCTCTCACCCGCACCAGGATCTTGTAGATCTGCTTATTGGAGAGTTGGTAGCTGGTTGCCAGCTCGTTTACGTTCGTGCCGTCGTAGTCGCCCCAGATCTGCAGATCGCGTTGCGAAAGCTTGAAGTGATGGCCCTTCGGAATGTACATGACGGAGCCGCCCATCGAGTCGCGGACTGCGGCCGCTGTCTCGTACGCGATGCGCTCAGCCTCCTGATGGCTCTGTCCGTTGCGAACCAGCACATCAGCAATGATCCCGGCAATTTCGATACAGAGATCAGGGTACTCAGTAGCCCTCATCTTTGTTCCCCTGTCTATTTGCTTTCCGTCGCCCCGCAGAGACATATTGCGATAATGTAATCTGCACGAACGTGATGGCCTTCACAGTCGCGGCTCCGGGAACTGATCCCACTCGCAGCCGTCAAGCGTGCGGCCGGCGGCTTTCTTGCCGACCTTGAAGCAGGTCATTGCTCCCGGCGGAAATTCGAAACTTTCGGTGCCGTTCAACTGCAGGACGGTAGTCGTTACGGCTCTGCGCTTCGGCGGTGATCGTTCGTACCGGTCACTCTCACGCTTGCCATTGCCGTATTTCGGATCGTAGAAGCTGTCCGAGACGCCATCTGGCATCTGTGACATCGGCCACCACTCGCCCCATTGCTTGAAGTGATACGGCACACCGGCTGCTACACACTGATCACGAAGCGAGCGAAACCAATCTGGATGCGACGGACGCGCCTGGTGGCCGGACTCGCCGCCAGCGATGACCCAATCGACCTGGCTGCCCCACGCGAATACGGATGGGCCGTCGTGAGCGCGACCACTAAGCGCGTCGAGCCACGTAAGGTCAGGAGGACGAAGGCGAGTCAAGTTGACTGGGCCGAGCATCGGTTCGATAGAAAGAAACCTCACCCGCGCCGGCGTGGCCAGCAGCTTCGGGATGTCTCTGTCAGCCTCGGCCTGGTTGGCGATCGTGGCGCCGAGCCACACGTTTCCAAGTTGCGCATCGCTCCATGCGGGATAGTAGTCTGAGGCTGTAGCCGCATCGATCATCGAGTGCGCGTTGCCGATTCTCTTCGAAAGTAAAAGCCAATCCAGGTTTGGCGTCCTGCTGATCAGCTGGAACAAAGCAGCCCGCCACTGCGGATCCACCTCGTTGTCGAACACGTCGGCCATGCTCGCGCAGAATACTCGGATGCGCTTGCCCTCTGCGCGCGCCTGGCGATCCCACTTGAGCGGCTCGGCCCAGTTCTTCTCGCTAGTGCGCCAGCGCTGCGACGTTGCCCAAAGCTCAGGGCGTCCGCAGCGCTTAGCCCATGTCGCGGCATAACAGTTCGCGCACGCAGGTGAGATCTTTGCGCAGCCCCACCAGGGGTTGAAGGTTGCATGGGCCCAGGAAATGAGGGTCTGATCAGCCATTGCGATTGCACCGGTTGAAGAAGTTGCTCAGCTGATTGAATGCACGCAGGTCGCAATCGACCTCTGCCGAGACCAGGATTTCCCCAGCGGCATCGACCTTGTAGAGCGAGACGCGTGCGCCACCGCGCTTTATGACGAACTGGGATCCTGATGTCGGGTCGATCAGCGCTGCCTGCTCCAGCAGGAAGTGGGCAACCTGTTGCGGCTGCCCTTGGTACATGTGGTGGAACGTTCCCGGCCGGTTCAGCGGGAACGTGAAC